ACCATCGGTTGGTGCCAATTTGTCCATCCGGCCCAATGTGCGGCGTGTGGCCTTCGGCGACGGCTACGAGCAGCGCTTGGCCTTCGGCATCAATACGCAGCCGCAGGTCTGGTCCTTGGAGTTTCGGGGGCGAACCAGCACAGAAGCAACAGCGATCGATGCGTTCTTACGTGCACGCGGTGCAGTGCAGGCCTTTGACTGGACGCCACCAGGAGGTGCTTCGGCCAAGTTCGTTTGTGAGGAATGGAGTCGATCGGTGGATGAGCCCAATGTCGAGTCTGTTCGGGCAACCTTCAAACAGGTGTTCGATCTGTCATGACCGTCCAGTCCATCTCCTCTGAGATTCAAAAGCTCGCGCCCAGCAGCGTGATCGAACTCTTTTTGCTGGATCTAGCACTGTTTGGACAGGGACCGGTTCGCTTTCATGCTGGCACCAATGCTTTGCAGCAGCGGGTCGTCTGGCAAGGCAACGCCTTTGAGGCATTTCCCATCGAGGTCGAAGGCTTCGAGCTCAATGGCAATGGCCAAGTTCCTCGGCCGCGCCTGCGGGTAGCGAATGTCACCGGGACGATCACGGCGCTGGTGCTCACGTACCAGGACTTGGTGGGCGCCAAGATCACGCGCAAGCGAACGCTTGCGAAATACCTGGATGCGGTCAATTTTGAGGGTGGTGTCAATCCGACCGCTGATCCTTCGGCCGAATTTGCTGACGACGTGTACTACGTCGACCGCAAGTCCAGAGAAACACGGGATGTTGTCGAGTTTGAGCTCGCCGCATCGTTTGATCTGGAGGGAGTCTCACTCCCGCGCCGGCAGATCGTCCAAAACGTCTGTCCCTGGCGCTACCGGGGTTCCGAGTGCGGGTACACCGGCACGGTCTACTTGGATGCCAACGATCAGTTGGTTGGCTCGAGCAGTCTCGACGTTTGCGGCAAGCGTCTGTCCTCCTGCAAGGCGCGGTTTGGACAGAACGCTGAGTTGCCCTTTGGTGGCTTTCCGGCTGCAGGGCTGATTCGCTGATGCTTACTGAAAACCGGACGCTGGCACTCGATCACGCCCGCGAGGCTTTCCCGCGAGAGTCTTGTGGACTGCTCGTGATCCGCAAGGGTCGGGAGGTTTACTGGCGGTGCCGAAATATTGGTGTGGGTACGGACCAGTTCGTGATTCACCCCGAGGACTACGTCAAGGCTGATGAGCAGGGGCAGATCGTGGCCGTGGTGCACAGCCATCCGGGCCTGCCGCCCGAGCCAAGTCAGGCTGACCGGGTGGCGTGTGAGGCCAGTGGCTTGCCCTGGCACATCGTGAGCGTACCGAGCGATACCTGGGCCAGCATCGAACCAACGGGCTACGTTGCCCCTTTAGTGGGCCGCGAATGGTCTCACGGCGTACTCGATTGCTACGCCTTGGTGCGCGACTGGTTCCGAATAGAACGTGGGGTGGATTTGCCCAACTTCGTGCGCTTTGACGATTGGTGGAAGCGCGGTGAGAACCTCTACATGGAGAACTTCTCTCAGGCTGGGTTCTCTCCGGTAGACGCGAGCGATCTCCAGACTGGCGACTGCTTCCTGATGCAGGTGGCATCAAGCGTTCCGAATCACGCAGCGGTTTACCTCGGAGAGGGGCTGATTCTTCATCACTTGCAGGGGCGTCTTTCCAGTCGTGATGTCTACGGCGGCTACTGGCAAAAAGTCACAACACACATCCTTAGATATGGTCACGGTCATTCTTCTCGGTGAACTCGGGCGCCGCTTTGGTCGCAGGCATAGACTGGCCATTTCGTCGGCTGCGGAGGCCATTCGGGCATTGGTAGCCAATTTCCCGGCTTTTGAGCGAGAAATGGTGTCCTCTGGCGAGCGCGGCGTGGGATTCAGAGTGCTGGCTGGCCGTGAGGCACTGACGCTGGAACGCCTGCACGAGCCAACGGGGCAAAACCGCATCACGATCGCACCGGTGGTCTCTGGCGCGGGTGGCAATGGCCTTGGTCAGATATTGCTGGGGGCAGCCTTGCTGGCTGTGGCCTGGTGGAACCCCCTGGGCTGGGCTGCGTCGGGCGCGTTTTTGTCCCAGGCGACGCTCTATTCGGTGGGTACCGCCATGATCCTCGGTGGTGTGGCGCAGATGATCGCCCCCACGCCCAAGGCCACCGAGCCCTCGGAGCGGCCTGAGAACAAGCCCAGCTACAGCTTCAATGGCGCGGTCAACACGACCGCTCAGGGGCATCCTGTGCCTGTTGGGTATGGACGGCTAATTGTTGGCTCGGCCGTGATCAGTGCCGGAATCGACGTGGACGAGATTGCTGCATGACCAAGCTCATCATTGGTGCTGGCGGTGGCGGTAAAGGAGGTGGAGGGAGCGCCCGTGTGGCGCAAGAGGCCCCCGACAGCCTTCGATCAAAAGCCTATGCGCGGGTGGTTGACCTCATCTCCGAGGGTGAGATTGAAGGGTTGGTCGATGGCCTTCAGTCGGTCTACCTGGACGACACGCCCATCCAGAACGCTGACGGCACTGCCAACTTCTCAGGCATCACTCTGGAGACCCGCAACGGCAGCCAGCAGCAAAGCTATGTGCCCGGGTTCTCATCTGTTGAGAACGAGGTGGTTGTCGGCGTAGAGGTCAAAGCCAGTCAGTCAATCGTGCGGTCCATCACTGATCCGGATGTGGACGCTGTCCGCATCAAGGTGAGTGTGCCGCAGCTCACGAACCAAGACACGACCAACGGCGATCTGAACGGGAGCTCGGTCAACTTCGCCATTGATCGGCAGGTCAATGGCGGTGGCTTCGTTGAGATCGTCAATGACACGATCTCCGGCAAGACCACTACCAAGTACCAGCGCAGCTACTACGTGCCGCTCACTGGCAGTGGCCCTTGGGAAATTCGGGTGCGTCGAATTACTGCGGACTCGACATCCAGCGCGGTTCAGAACAAGACGTTCTTCGACTCGTACACGGAGGTCATTGAGAGCAAGCTGAGGTATCCCAACAGCGCCCTGGTGGCACTTCGCGTAGATGCCTCGCAGTTTTCCAACATTCCACGGCGCAGCTATGACATGAAGCTGCTACGGGTGCGGGTCCCGGTGAATTACGACCCCATCACCCGGGCCTACAGCGGGGTTTGGAACGGAACCTTCAAGATCGCCTGGACCGATAACCCTGCCTGGTGCTTTTTTGACCTGGTCACCAGTACCCGCTATGGCCTGGGTGGGTATATCCCCGAGGCCCAGGTCGACAAGTGGGCGCTCTACCGAGTAGCCCAGTATTGCGATCAACTGGTGCCCAATGGCCTGGGCGGATTTGAGCCTCGCTTTACCTGCAACTTGTATCTCCAGACTCGGGAGCAAGCCTACAAGGTCGTGCAGGACATGGCCTCGATCTTTAGGGGAATGGTGTACTGGTCTGGCGGAGCCATCACGGTGACGCAAGATGCCCCCGCTGATCCGGTCTATCAGTTCGCACCCAGCAACGTGGTTGAAGGCGAGTTTGCTTACCAAGGATCTTCTGCCAAAGCGCGCCACACCGTGGCCTTGGTCACCTGGAATGATCCGGAAGACTTTTACCGTCAGAAGGTGGAGTACGTTGAGGACGCCACTGGCATTGCTCGCTACGGCATCGTGCAAAGTGAGGTGGTGGCGCTTGGCTGCACCTCCAGGGGACAGGCGCACCGCGTGGGCAAATGGCTCTTGTACTCCGAGCAGTCGGAATCCGAGATCGTCACCTTCCGCACGGGCCTGGAGGGTGCCGTGGTGCGTCCGGGTGACGTCATCAAGGTCGCTGATCCAGTTCGAGGCGGCATGCGCCTTGGGGGCCGAATCGCTGCGGCAACTGCCAGCACGGTCACTTTGGATCAGGACCTGCCAGCGGATCTCCCATGGCGGCTATCGGTCATTCTGCCCACTGGGGTGGTTGAGGAGCGGCTGGTAGGTCCGATTTCGGGTCGAGCCCTGACGGTGACGATCCCATTCAGTGCGGTGCCGCAGGCTGGCGCCATTTGGGTGCTTTCCTCGTCCATCATCGAACCGCAACTCTTTCGGGTAGTTGCGGTCGCCGAGCGGGACCCGGGGGTTCACGAAGTCACTGCACTCGCTCACAACCCAAGCAAGTTCGATGCGATTGAAAAAGGGCTGGCATTGCAGCCCCGCTCGATCACCGTGCTTTCGGACATGCCGCCAGCACCGACTGGGCTCTCCATGCAGGAGAGCTTGTACCGGGTCAAAGACCAGGCGCAGGTGCTGGTTCAGGTGTCCTGGAACGAGGTGCAGACCGCTGTTGCGTACCGGCTGTCCTACCGGGTGGCAGGCGGCAACTTCGTGAGCCTTCCGCTCACCAGCGCCAACTACGTCGAAATCCGGGATGCACAAGAAGGCGCGTATGAATTCAGCCTGCGTGCGATCGGGATCACGCGCAAGGAGAGTGTTCCTGCGACCCTGAGCGCAACGGTTCTGGGTAAGACCTTGCCGCCGTCGGATGTTACGGGCTTCTTGGTCCAGCGCCGTGTTTCCGATCTGCTGATTTCTTGGGATGAACTTCAAGATGCAGACCTTGCTGGCTACGAGGTCCGCGTGGGTGCTGGCTGGGATAACGGCCAGTTGGTGGCCAAGACCGCGGGCACGCAGATGGTCCACGACCAAAGCGCGGCAGGCCTCTACCCGTATCACATCCGGGCCTACGACACTTCTGGCAATTACAGCGCCCACGTCACAACCTTTGTGCTGAGCCTGCAAGCGCCCTCGACCGTGCGTCAGTTCGATGTGGTGCAGTCGGCCAACCGGCTGGAGTTTCGGTGGCAGCCCAATCCTGAACCCGAAGTTGTCGGGTATGAGCTTCGTGAGGGCGCGGCCTGGGATGCCTCGCTCTTTGTGGCTGAGGTCAAGTCCACCAGCTACACGCTGCCCTCAGGGTTTGACGGAGAGCGCAAGTTTTGGATCAAGGCGATTGCGTCACCAGGCATCTACAGCGATACGCCGACCTTTGTGTCGACGGTGGTTGCCCAGCCGCAGAACGCCAATTTGATCCTGGCACGCGATGAGCA